TCCCATATGGCGACCATGATGACCTTGTGGATTCTACGACACAAGCGATTATGCGATTCAGGCAAGGCGGTCTAATCGGACACCCTGAAGATTACGTAGATGAAAAGGCAGAGAAACCTAAAAGGAAATATTACTAATGGCTATAAAAGTTGGAACAACAGCATTTGACCTTATAATGAGATATGCTCGTAAGAGATTAGCATCACCGAATGCTGAAGGTATCATGGAAGTGATGAGCAACAAACAAGCCATGGATTTTGTAAAAGATCTTGTTGAAGAGTTTAATAGGTTTGGTGTTCCTGAATCTGCAATCACTGTAGTTGATGATGTTGGTAAGTTTGCAAATCAAATTATGGATCTTAAACAGCAGCAAATAATGCAAGCATTTAAAAAACAAATAACACCTAAAAAATCTGCTCAAGTGTTTGATTTACAAGGCAATAAGATTGATACATCAAAAGGTATTATGGCTGGTAGACAGATTGATCAAACAGATGACGAAGCAACAAAGGCTTTGCAAGATAAATTAGCCAAAGACAAAGGCTATCAAAAATACAGAGGTGAAACAGAAGAACAAATAAAAGAGAGATTTAAAAAACAAAACAAAGAATCTATTGAAAGATTTAAAAAAAATATGGATGATCTAGAAGACAAAGCAGAAGGTGGACGTATTGGTTATAAGATAGGTTCGATCGACAAAGCACGTAGAGCATTTTTAAAAACTGTGGGAACAGCTGGTGCAGGATTAGCTGCACTTAAATCTGGAATATTAGGTCTTGGTAAAGAGGCAGCACCAACAGCAGAAAAAGTAATAGAGAAAGTAGCTACAAGCGATGTCCCACCTTATTTTTTAAATTTAGTAAATAAAATTAAAAACTTAGGTAAAAAATTTGATGGTCCAAAAGAACGATCAGAATCTTTTACATATAAAGATTACGAGATGGACATAGATTACGATACAGGTGCTATTGAAATTAAAAAAACTAAAGAAGCTATGATACCTGGTGGTGATGAAGCAGGAATATCAGAAGAAGTTTATATGACATACAAACCGGGCATGGCTGATGAAACTACTAAAGGTAAAAAAGTTGCCGATGAATATGAAGAGTTTACTGCAAGACCTGACATGGATGGTAAGATGAAAGATGTTGACGAAGGTGTTCCAGATGAAGTTATAGAAGAAGGAACTATGTTTGAAGATAACATGACAGAATTTGGTAAGGCATCAGGCGGTATTGCTAGAATGTTAGGAGAGTAATGACTCCAAAAGAATACAAAGAAATGATGGATTACCTAACTAGAAAAGGTATTCAAAAACCTTTTACACCAGCTAGTGCTATTGAAAGACCAAAAGAAGTTTTAGAAATAGAAGCGTTTAAAGATTTTAACGAACGTAATCCAAAAGCTGATGGTGGACGGATTGGGTTTAGTGAAGGCACAGATAATCTAACTAAAGCAGAAAAAATAGCACAAGGACTCGAAAAAAAAAGAGTAAGCACTAAAGTTGATACATATCTTGATGCTCTTAAAGAATTTAGATTAGCTATTAAAAATGTTTTTGATGAAAGAGATGCATCTTTATTTCCAAAACCATTTGCACAATTTTTAAAAGACAAAGGTTTAAAAGAGGGTACTTATGCATATTTAGTTAAAACAAATCAACTACCAAAAATAAACACAGATGTTTCTGATTTTCGTTTTCAATTTGCAAACTTATTAATTGATTCTTCTAATCAAGATTTAAAATTTATAGATGCAGAAAAATTATTTAAAGGTGCAGGGTTTACTGACAAAGATTATAAAAAAGTTTTTAGTTTAAAAGATAAAAAATTAAATAAATTAGATAAAGCAGAAGATAAAATTAAAAAAGCTTATATAAGATTTTTTCAAGATCCTTTTTATAAAAATGCTAATATTAAAGCTTTTTTTAATCCTAGAAAAATATTATCTGGTGCTACAGGTTTAAATGAAGAAACTGTTTCTAGAAAATTTGATATAAAGAAATTTGATCCAGAAGGTTTTGAATTATATAAAAGATTAGGTAATGCTGACATACAAAAAGCTATAACAAAAAAAATGAATGAATTAGGTGCAAACCCAAATGAATTTACTCGTGAAGGAACACTAAATTATATAACTAAAGAGATAAAAACAGGCTATAAACCTTATTCATTCTACATGGGCAAAGAAAGTCAGTATGCAGCAACCAGAAAAGGTAGATTAGAAACTGCTGCTAAAAAAGCAGGAGAAGGTGTTGCATATATAAATGAAGCACAGGATGAAGTAATTGAATTATTAAATAAACATTACAAAAAAAATCCAGAAGAATTGTTAGGTAATACTAAACTTAGAAATTTATTAGATCTTACTTTAGAAGATGGAGAGATTGTTAAAAAAAATAAATATGTAAGTGATGACGATTTTTTAAAACTTATAAAAAGAAAAAAAGGTTTATTTACTAAAGATCATGTTGATGAAGTGCAGTTTGAAAAACTAAGTACAGAGTTTCCAATTTTTAGACAACTTGCAACATACAATACTAATTCTGGTTTAATTAAATCTATGAAAGCATATGTTGCTAAAAATCAAAATAGCACAGATCCTGTAGTTCAAGACAAAATTAAAAAACAAATATCATTTTTAGAAGATTTAAAATTAAGAATAGATACGCCAACAGGAAGAGTTGGATCTAAAGAAGTGCTTGCGGCAGTAGATAGAGAAGCTGGCACGTTACCAAATTTTTTAGCACAGCTCCGAGCTTTAAATATTAAACTTCCTGCAAAGGCAAAAGCAGTTCTTTTAGGAACAGGTGGTGGATTAGCTGCAACAACGTTAGCTACAGCAGGTCCTATAGGAGAAACAGGACCAACTGCTATGGACACAGCTAAAACAGTTGGTGCTGCTGGAACAGGAGTAGCTGCAGTTGGAACTAAAACGGGTAGAAATATTTTAGGTAAAGCATTTAGAACTTTAGGAACAAGAGCAGCTGGATCTTTATTTGCTGCAGATCAAGTTAGAAGAAATATACAATCAGGAGAAAATATTGCTGATGCAGTTGTAGATCCTTTAGTTGGTTTAGAATTATCTTTCCCTGGTTTATTTAAAGAAAATGTTGCAAAGATTACAAAGAACCCAATATTACAAAGAGCTTTAAATTTAGGTAGGTTTGCTAGATTTACAACACCTGTTGGTGCAGCTTTGGGTGTTGCAGGATTAGGTGTTGATGCAGCAAAATTTACCAAAAAAAGAATAGGTGAATTAAGAGCAATGACACCACAACAAAGACAAGATTTAAGAGCTGAACAATC